GATGAGTCCCACATACTTGTCGCTTTGAGGATCTAGATCACACTGAGAGAATTGCTCAAGGACTTGAACATTCGAGTCAGAATCGTCAAATCGCCGCACCATGACGTCAAAAGTTCCGAAAGGATTGTTGGGATCATCTGACTTTCGAATGTTCGCGATAGAGACTTTGACCTGCGTGTTGCCAACACTGCCATCATCAAGTGCTTCAAAGTGGAAGAGGTCGTGCTCGGTATTTCCAAAAGGCTGCGAGATAAAGCTCGTGGTGCGAGCAGCGTTGTACCTGGCATCAAATCTACCAAAAGCGCTAAGGAAAGTCTGGGACGTGTTGCCTGAGTCAGATGAAGTCCTGCTGCTTCCCGAGAGAATCGCAACACCTTGACCTGATGTTGTCACATCAGCAATCTCGGATTCAACCGGAAAGTGAGCATACAGTAGGTGCTGCTCTTTCTGGAAAGCATTGGGATCTGTGTTCAGAATGTTGTAGATGTAGTCACTGCTTCTCGGATTAAGTGAGGCAGTGTAGATCCGAATACCTGTCAGTCTTTCTGCGGTATTGAATCCAGGTGCAGACGAAGAGATGACAAGCTTGAATCGACCTGCCATACCATTCGTCAATGCAGATGTTCCGATTGCAGCTGTGTCATCCAGCGCTGTGGCCACTGTGTACACCTGGTCATGATCTAGTACTTGCATCCTCGTCCCTGAGGGAACAAGGATCATGGCACGAATCATGGTCGCTGTGTCGGAGCCAGGTGTGGTTCCAACATTGAAGGACAGGTTATCACTGAATACGGGGAAGCCGATTGTCTCGTTAGCAGAGACAATGTGCTTAGCAGCAATAAAATGCACAGCACCCATATGACGCCGGTCAAGGTTAGCATATGTGATCTGGGTCGGTGTAAGCTTGAACCCAGCATTCTTGACGATGCCCTGCGCGTTGGTCGCAGATATGTCAGAGAGTGTGGCATTTCCTCCTGCGCCGAGGACACGGACGAACGTGAGGGCAGTCTTGTTCTTCAGAAACTCATACGCAGCATACGAGGAAGGCCTGTCATCATCAAGACCACCGAACTTATTCTGGTAGTCAGTGAAAGAGCCGATAGTCACAGGAACAAATGCAGGACCCTTCTCAGCTGTACCGACAATCCCACCGGGAGTTCCAGTTACTTGCTGGACACGCTGTGTGAGATCAATTTCGGTTTCGAAGAATCCGGGTGATAGAAAGGTCTGCTCAGCCATTAAAAACGCTCCCGCAGTTTTGTAGACCTTCTAAGTATTGAGAAGGAATGCAAGTATCATCGTCCGATCTTTTCTAGATCGACAACTAGCCTTCCTGAGGCGGCAGTCTCACCTCTTCGTGGGACTTGATGCAAGATTTTGACACGGGATCCTGTAAATGGATCTGCTATCGTGTCTGGCACAGTAGCAGTCTCTTCGCCTCGTCCAATGATGTCTCTTCCTCTCTCATCAATTTCTTTAAGATCACTCAGCATAAACTTAGACTCATCACCGGATGGGACGCTATTGTCGACTGGAACCTCAACTTCGCCCGAGGTTTGGATAGTCTGAAAGTCGATCGTAGGTGCTGATAGAAACCGCCTGAATGGCGAGGTCTGACCTGGATGCTGGGTTGCAATGATGTAGCCCATCACGTTCAGCGTGAATGTGGACTTGATGATTCTCTCCTCATCTGCAAAGTTATCTGTGTTGTTGTTGAGAGAGACTGCAGGCGCGAGTTCTGCGATGTAGAAGTAGCCCTTCTTGCTCTTGATCTTGTACTCCTGACCAATGCCTGTTCTCGCAGTCGCCAGAATCTCGATCATTGAATTCATATGCTGTGTGAACTGCGACCAGAATGTGACCTCGTACGACGTTGAGAAAAACACGGGGTAGGGCATGGTGATGATCTCAAAGATATTGTCCCCAATTCGTGTGAGAAGTGGGTCATCATCTACGGGATCAACATATGACAGGTTGCCACCATTTCTTCTTGAGGCAATTGTGCCAGGAGATGATTGGCTACCGGGTGCTACGTCTTGCAACGCGAAATTGGAGCGTGATGCGATGTCAGGTGCATTCTTGTACCTGAGCTTGTTGATCAACCGCTGATAGTCTGCATCCTCACGTGCGAGCTTTCTGGTCAGCACAAAATCGCTGACGCCACGATGTGTTATGGCAGGCATGATCTGCGGTGTACCGATCTCAAGACTCTTTCTGCCGATAGAGATGAGAGGCAGGATAATCGTGTTGTTGTCATCTCTGAACGGAAGAAGCTTTTTGACATGTGCAAAACGCTCACCCGTGGCAAAGATCACAGGAACTTTAACGACAGCCTCAGTTGCTCCTCTGGCGGGTTGCGTGAGTGCCCCTTGCTTTCCTCGCTGGACTACCTGAAACGGGATTTGAGAGTCAAACATGTCGTAGACAGCACGATCAGCATCCTCAATTCCTGCGGGAGGAATGTAGAAGTCATCAGGAACATTGTCGCCCTCACGTCCCGTAGGGATCTTGTGATCGTTGACAAATCCATCATTGTGACCTGTGCTTTTTGACATTGCTAAGTCTCGTCGTAGAAGGAAGTATCATCTGAAGAGCTCTCAGAGTTTTTCTTGACCTTCGCAGGACCAGAGATAGGAGGATCAAGGACCCCTCTTCTAACAAGGTCTCTCATGTCTCCTGTGCCACCTTCATCATTCTGAGCAAAACCACGCTGCTGATTGAAGTCAGTCTGAATTGCATCAGCATCTGTATGTTCTTCTGAAGTGGGTCCAAACACCTTTGACACGAAATTGCTTTGGCGTGACTGAGTCCCCATGAGCTTCCAGCCATCGATATGCTCAACTTGTCCGAAGAGGTTTCTCATATTAAAAAGAGAGGTAACTTCAAAGAACACACTGCCGTAAGAGAAAAAGTCACCAATGCTAAGCTTGATTCCTCTTTGGATCATGTCTCTACCTTGGACGTATGCCTCGAGCTTGGAGTACGCCTCAGTGCCGAAGTTGTTTGTGCGAATCTCAGGCGAGATCCACTTGACTCGACAGTCAATGACAATTGGCATCTCGAAAATCTTGTCCGGTGCCTCTGCATACAGATCATGCACCTTGGACTTTATTAGAGAGATATTGTAGTAGAAGAGCTTCTGACCAATGACATCCTTGATGATCTCCTTTGTGATGTCACTCACGAAGTCGATCTCACGATTTGTAATGAAGAGACGTGACATCTATTAGCCCATTGTGATGATCTTCCCGCCGGGAACGGGGATCGTCTTAAGGTGTTTCATGATGTTTTCTGCTTTCAATGCCTGTGTCTCTGCAATCTTGTCATAGGTCAAAGTCTCAAGCATCTCTTTGAGCTTGTCTCTGAGCTCTTTCTTGTCTTCTCTGCCACGTGAAATAAGATCCGGACCATTGAGGGTTAGATCAGCATCAGGAATAGGCACAGACGAGAACTTCGATCTGATCGTTCCAAGAAGTTCTGTTGAAAGAGCCAGCCCGTACTGTCTTACCCACTGTCTACCAATTGAGTTGACACGGCTATACGTCAAATTACCGAACGGAATGTTTGAGAGGTTTGACACGCCATACGTGGTTGGATCTGGACGAGGCGGATTGAGCGGGTCCATCCTAAACCTCACCCTGAGGAAGAGGTTCTTAGGAAGGTTAACAGAGGGCGTAGGAAAGATCCGGAGCTTGGTGCCCATGAGTTGATAGGAGTAGTTAGACCTACGAACTCTATTGGAAACGTCGAGCATCCCAGCACGCAGAATGTCCTCAAACACAGGCAAAACGTAGAAGATCGTCTCTGGCGTGAAAGACTCAAATGAGAATTCGTTGTTCAGATAGTTGACCGCAGATGACGTATCGAAGAAGCGATAAGCAGCCTGCGGGCTGAAATGAAGCACCTCTAGGATCCTCATCTTTCCATTTCCAGGACCATCTGGGTTCATGGATGAGCTGATAATCAGCGTATCTGTGCTATCCTTCAGCTCAGTGTAGATGTCGTAGTCCTGCCTTCCTGATTCGAGAGCAATTGACCCACTTAGCGAGTTGTACGATCCTCCAACGCCAGCCTCTGTCGCATAGGGTTCCGCAAAGCGGTTGAGGAACTCAAGTGACTCTCTCGGGTACCGCTCCTCTGACCCAGACATAGAGCCTGTAGCAGTTCCGAGGAAGGTCCCAATTTGCGACTTAGCCTGATATTGATTGATAATAGAGCTGTACTCTAGAGCAGCTTCCTCAAAGCAGGCCCAGATCTGCTTCTTTGTTAGCTCTACTGAGAGGATGTCATCACCGAGCTTACGCTTGACAAACGTGACCATTGAGTCAGCATCTGCCTGAAACGCAGCATCAGTATCAAAAGCGGCAAAAGGCGTAGGATTAAGCGTGGTTGTAAAAGTGGACATTATTTTCCGTGCTTCATGGCTTGGATGAGTCGCTCCTGCCCAAGTGCGTCTTCTAGACTGTTATGTCTACCGAGAAGACGCCTCTGTCCTGTCTTCGGATTCTTCTTCTTCGAATACAGGCAGAACTGCTGGTCTGCAGCAGGGCGATCAGGATCAATGCTGCCTTTGAGGCAGCGCCTTATGATCTCTCGCAGCTCGCTTTCAGTAAGTTGCATATCATCTTAGGTAGGAGGGAGACAAGATATTCTGTGACCTGACATCCCAAAAACAAGTAAGGCGGCCACGAAGGGCCGCCTTACAGGCTTCGAAGAGAGATCGACTAGGTCGACTTCTTCTTGAATGGGGTCTTGACGGGAGCTACGACAGAAGTTTCTTCCGCTGCAACTGCATCAGTGACCTCATCTTTTGCGACCTCGGGAGTAGGACTAACAACACTAGGCATAGTCTTCGCCGCAGCGGCTTCAGCCGCCTTCTTGGCTGCGCCCGCGATGATAGTCTGTTCCTGCTCGTTGAGTGGTCTAAAACCCATGGTCTTCTCCTAGACCGGCACTACGCCGGGAGTGACTCGGACAGTGAGATTGAGCCTGAGCCTGCTGTGATGCAGAAGCGGCTGCCGTCCGACACGATCACCACGGAGGTACCAGAGGAGGCCGCGAAGGTGAGCTTGCTTCCGACGCCGGCGGGCAGTGCGCCCTGCTGACCAACGAACACCGGAGTGCCTACAGTCTCAGCTGATCCTGTAAGGAAGTGAGCCTGGGCTGAAGCGCTGCGAAACACGAAGGTCGCACCGGGGTGTGACGCTGCAAGCGGCATCACAACTGCCGTAGGTGAACCGCCGGCAATCGTATAGACGCCAGGAGAGGTCACAGTAGCAGCAGCCGCAATCGGCTGAACCGGTGAGAAAGGCATGGCATTGAATGAGAGGCTGTCGGTCTGGAAGTCGACGCCGGAACCGGTCTCCTGAACGAGACCCTTCTCTGCTGTGTACTTGATCTTAGGCATGATTTACTTGATCCCATGCTTCCAGACTGCCGGGGATATCAGCATAAGAGTCTGGGCTTAATCTCTATCTATGCCCTTTACCAGACTCCGCTGCCTTTGTGTCTCTTGCAGCTAAGAGAGACTCGATTCTTGGCTGCCACTTACGTCCAGAAAAAGAGTCTGCCAACCAGGTGTTCCCCACGTAAATGCAATTATCGTGCCATCTGCCATGATGGCCTCCTCTCCACATTTTCCGTGGAGTGCAATGACAGGCGTTCCCTGCACGAGAGTTGCGAAGGCCTCTCTTCCGTCTGCGAGATGACCTTTGACCCTAATGTCGTGCTCACACACATAAAGACGACCTGGCGACATTTGAGACTTGATTGCAGCTTCCATTTCTTACCTCCGTAATTAATATACCATATTAATTACGGGATGTACAACTTCATTCCATGAAAAAGCGGGCCACTCCGTGAAGAGTGACCCGCCAATTTTCCTAATAGTACAATCTTTATTAGAGTAGGTGAGCACATTTGATACACAATGAACTTCAAAAATTACGAGTGAAGATCCTGCTTCCTGCACCGTAGATCCGATAGACACCCGACTCACCAGCAACTTCTCGCTCTGACCTTCCTTGCTTTGCTCGGTACTTGAACCGATCAAGCCTGTCGACACCGTTGGTGTACCAGTACGATGGACCAGTCTCTCCTATGAGATCAAAGCCCGCCTTGAGGTACACACCGCCTGTTCCCGTGTCCAGGTCAGCATAGCTGATCATTCCGCTGAACTCACGTGCTCTCGCCCACTCGTCAGCATGCGGCAGCAGCTTCTGAAAGCCGCCCAGGACGACTGTGTTGGGCGCAGAGGCGAACCTCGCTATCTCTACGAGGCCTAGTTCTCTGTGCCGACGCTGTCGTGGAACTCGAAGTGTGATTACTGCAACTAGATCTCCATTGCATGTGAGGCCAAATGCCTTTCCAGCAGCGGTTGAGCCGTACATGTGCGACCTGTCCATGAAGTGTGCTGCCGTCTGCCCAGACACCTCAGCCACGGTGCACTGTCTCCCGTGGATCCTGTTCTTGCTGAGTCCTAACCTGTGACGCACCATTGACTCGACGATAGGCCTCTTTGTCCTCCACTGGTCGGCGTACACACGAAGTAGAGCGATGCCCATCCTCTCGCATTCTCTTGTCTTGTGGAGGTGCGCGCTGGGCGCCTTGCCTCCGGCCTCACTGTGCCAGAACAGACCCTCGTACTCAAGTCCGAAGCTCCTTTCTTCCACCAGGACGTCGATCTCCTTGGGAGAGATGACCCTGCGGTTGTTCCTAGATACCTCGAATCCGAGAGACTGAATGAAGTCGCCGATCTCCAGCTCAGCTTGTGAGGACGAGTTAGGATGACACCTACTGCAGAGTGATCCTCTCTCGAACGCCTGCAACGTCTTCTGGGATGTCACGCCGCAGACGTCACACCTGAATGGCAGGTACTGGCGCTGACGGGAGGTGTACTCACCATAGGCGATATCTGTCGTGAGGCCCGGTCGTGAAGTGATCCTCTCTGAGAGCTGTTGGGGTGTGATCCTCTTGCTCACCCTGATCCTCTCAATTGAGGCCTGGCTGTGCCGCAGTCCAAAGAAGGGATTTCCTGCGCCCTTGAACATAACGGCTTGCTGTTGGATCCTGTCGTCAGTCTCCTTTGTCTTTCCTCGATTCCAGGCAGGCGCCTTTCCTCCCCGCCTACCCCCGGACGCCGCTGCAACATCCTTACAGCCGATGCAGTGCTCTTTAAAGCTGAAGGATGTGTATCTGGTCATCGCACCGCACGAAACGCACGTGGGTCGAACGCCGCTGTAGCAGCACTGGATCGTGTATTCCTCACCGCGCAGGCTGTGCGCCTTCTTGATGTGGTCTGACAGACGCTTTCCCGTCTCGAACTCACCTCCGCAGATGCCGCACACCATGTCATCACCAGCTTGTATGGTGATTATACACTGGTCAGGTCGCGATGTGGTGCAAGTGAGGATCTAAAAATAAAAGTGGCGCCCTTTTTAGGGGGCGCCACTCTGATTTGCAGCCGTTTAGCTCTCAGCGAGCTGGGCTACCGCACGACTAGATGATGTTCATGTCCATGCAAGTGACCGTACCGTAGAAGTCGGCGCGAACCATCTTCTTGCCGTAGCGAGTCATAACACCCTTGCGCGGGGTGAAATCCTCGGGAGCGAAGATGGTGGGCGTGACAATCAAGGGGACGTACGGAGCGTAGACGTAGCCGGTTTCCAAGTAGCTACCGCCCTTGAAGCCGACCAGGATCTTGTTCCGGGGGAAGTACGGATCCTTGTAGACTGTGAAGCGGTTGCTCAGGGTACCGACCTTGTCAGCGCCGATGGACATTGAAGAGCCGACCTGGCCGGATCCATCAATGCTGTATGACGGCTTGTAGAAGATCGAGGCTTCCAGGATCGTTGCCACGTCGGGTCCGACGACGATGAAGTTCGCCGAGCCGCGCAGTGTCTTCCTATGGATCTCGTTCGCCACATCGATGATCGTCTCGATGAGAGTCTCGTACCATTCACGAACCGTGCCGGTGAAGGCAGGACCCGGGGTAAGGGACGAGTTGCGAACGAACTCGAGGCCAGACGTCTTGTTAACGAACTTGCCAGGAGCGCGCGACCAGAAGAAGTTCGCACCCTTCGCCTGAGTGAGCAGGTCATTCAGGATCTCGCGATCGATTTCGAGAGCGATCTGCTCGGACAGGATCTGAGTGAGCTCCACCTCAGCGTCGAGGCTGTGGTAAGCGTTCAGGTCCTGAGCGAGTTCCGGCGACCACTTGGCGCGCAACTTGCGCGTGGTGGCAGTCACCGCGATGCTCTCGATCTTGATGTCGATTTCAGGAATGGTCGGTGAAGGAGTCGTACCGAAGTCAGACTCGAACACCGGCACAGTCAGGGCTGAGCCGTCAGTGCTGTTGGCGCTAAATACGTCCGCCTTGGGGTAGGACGCGGTGATAGCGTTGACAGCCTTGGAGGTGTTAGCAGCGATGCCGTAGGCACCTGTGACGACGGTGAGGATCGCTGCAGTTGCTGTGCTCGGGTCGACCAAGGGATCAGGGGTGAACACGCCACCGCTGAAGGTTCCCAGCTGACTGAGACGACGAACGTTAAGAATGCCGGTTCCGCCCTGAATCGAGTCCGGAAGAGCGCGGAGACCGAAGTTCGCCGTGCCCGCCTGGGTCGAGAAGAGGGAGAGCGACTTGACGTTGGTCGAGTCAAGAGAGGCCAAATCCGATGCCTGGAGGACCAGGAACTGGAAGCGGCCTGTCGCGTCCAAAGCACCGTTCGTCGCAGCGTCGTCTTCGATCAGGGTGGTGATCTGCGGATCGAACTGCAAGAACTTGCCGTCAGAACCCGTCGCGAAGGCGAGCTTGTTGTCGGTGATGACCGAGGTGCCAGCGAAAGCACCGCGCGCGAGCACGGTAACCTGCGAGGTGGTGTGCACCTTCGAGAAGGAAGTACCAACCAGATCGTACTGACCGCCGGTGGCGAGAGATCCGCTCTGGATTCCCTTGCCAGTGGGGCTGTTGTAGATTGACTGGCCTGCCGTGTAGGTGGAGGCAGTAGTGCCGCCGTCACCGCCGACACTGTTACCGTAGGTGTAGTCCAGGTAGAAGAGCAACCCGGCAGGGAGGCTCATCGGCTGGATCGACACGAGCTCGTTGGCGACGAGACCGCCGAAAACCCTGCGGACGATGGGGAAGGCGATGTTGGTGAAACCGCGGATGTCACCAGACTCTGAACCGGAACCGCCACCAGCGCCGATAGAGTTAGCTTCCCGGAGGAGCTGGGCTGCCTGGTTCTCGAGGAGCGACGCCATGTTTTCACGGCGTTGACCTTCGAGGCCGCGAAGCAAACCTGTACGGTTCCACTTCTCGACGAGGCGCTTGTTGACGGTTCCGAGATGACGTTGCTTGATGCCCTCTGAGAGCTGCTCAAGTGAAAATGACCTGCTCATGATTGATTCTCCTAACTGATTGTGGGTGATTTAGGCCTTAGATCCGATACCAGCAAGAACTGCCCAGCGATGAACTTCGACTGCTTCATTCAGGCGAACTCCTGAAGTTGCAAGCGGACGAGAGGTCGGGCTGACCGCCCTGCTGCCAACCGATTCATTGACCGACTCAGGGCGCTTGTTCGACATGGTCTTGCGACCGATCGATTCAGACAGACCCTTGTATAACAGCTTCACCTCACGTAGACTCCGGGCGCGATCGAGTGACTCGATGATGTTCCGACGTTGTGCATCGGAAAGTTCGCGATCCTGGAGGAGCCTATTCACGTACAGAAGCTTCGCGTTGAACAGGTTCATCTCAGTGAGCTGCCCACGGAGACTGTCAACAGCCTCAGCGTGCTTCACTAAGCTAACCTTGAGGTCACGATTTTCTTTCATGACCTTTTTTGCCGGTGTGTTAAACGCACCAGAAGTGTTTTTGTTGAAGCCGTGGCCTTTGGAGTGAGCAGGCATTGCGCCTGACGTCATCTCGTCCATGGCTTCATCGTCCATCTCCTCGTAGAGGTCAGACATCTCGTCGTCTGCCATTCCCTCGTCTTCTTCAGACGCTTCAGGAAGAGCACCCTTGATCTTCTTGGCAGGCTTCTCAAAACCCTTCGCGCCTTCACGTAATGCGCGAAGTTCACGAAGCAGTGCAGCCTCATCGACCTTGTAAACACGCTCAGAAGGTGAGGGAGGCATTGCTGCTCCCGGAGGCTTCTCGCCGCCTGCAGGTGCAGGAGGCATATCGTCAGGTGCGGAAGCACCGCCACCCTGCATTGACATGAGCTGCTGCAGCATGTCCTTGAGCTCGCCCATTTCTGTCTCTAGCTGCGCGATTCCAGCAGCGACATCGCCACCGTCTGCCGGGGTCGTATCCACGCCGCCAGCGTCGTCAGCAGTCTCTTCGTCTTCGTCTTCGTCTTCGTCTTCGCCCGTAGGCTCGACGGGCATGTCTTCATCTTCGTCTTCTTCCTCTTCCGCTTCGTCATCACCCTCTTTCTCAAGAAGGGCAGAGAGCGACTCATAGAGGTCGGCCATCTCATCGTCCATTGCTTCGTCCTCGTAGCCCATTCCTTCGTCCTCAGCGCCCATGTTCATGTTCTCTCTAGAACCCATCTCGTCCGACATGAGCTCGTCGAGATCAACCTCGTACATCTTTTTCTTGTCCTGCATAGCAGTGTTCTCCTTGATGATGTGAGTGAATCTCACGTCAGACGGCGCCGCGCGGGAAATTCCTGCGGAACCAGACTTTTTGACAGCGGCATTCCTCATCTTCTCGACGATAGGAATAAGAGCAGCACTCTCCGCAGGGGTGAGCGACTCAGCGATTTTGCTCATTGTGCGAAGAAGGCTCACCCTCTCGGCAAGGCCCTGACCAGCAGACGCATCATCAATTGGCTTGCCACCGTCAGTCGTGAGATCGATATCATATTCTGATGTCGCACCGGGCATCAGATCTGTTTCTTCGTCAGTAGCGTCAGTAGCGTTAGAAGTGCCCTCTAGAAGCTGCTCCTCAATGAACTTTCTAATCTTTGGTGTGACTGCATCGATGATCGCATTCTTTGCGTTCTGCTCTGCAACTTCTTTGAGCTGCTTAGCATCAGCAAGTGCCTCTTGAAACAGGCTGCTAGTCATCAATCAATGCCTCGACTCGTAAATATAGCCATTTTTGTTATTTTCACGCTACTTCCACTCGCCAACAATAACTGGGAGTTTAGAACTGGCTTTTCCGTACTTCTTGTCATGAAGATCATGAAATCTACGAAGAGCTTTGATGAGACCTCTTTCATCTCTGTCAGGAAGAATGTCACCCCTGCCTGGAATAAATGATTGTTGATCATCTCCTGCAAGAAACGAAGGGTGACTAGTTCCGTAGATTGTGCCCGTTCTATGCTTGACACCTGGCCCAGAAGTAATGTTGGGAATTTGTGCAGGATCATTTGGATCCTGCGACCTGTTGGTCATCCTGTTGAAATGAACAAGTGGCACAATGCTGTTCGGCATGAAGCCGACAGATGATGTAGGCGTAACGCCTACACCGCCCCACTCTTCAAGCGCGTTGAAGGTGCCAGATTGACCACCCACATAGCTTCCCACATCAACTCTCTGCCCACCCATGTCGCGTCTGGGAACAACTAAACCCACCTTGGTAGTAAACCTTGCGGTCAACCTTCTAGATCTGGCAGAATCGTCCCCGTTATCATCGTCATCGCCCAAATCAGCTATGGGAGATGCATAAGGCCATTCGTTCTGGGTCTGCCATTCAATTCCACTGCCTCGAGGCTTTCCAGCGTTTCCGCCAGGACCTGCGTCCATTGGCGGAAGAGCACCTGCAAAGGATTCTCTAAGCAGCATCAGCCGCCAGATCCTGCATAAGATCTGCCCTTGATGTAGGACCCGATTGTCTGGGAAGCAACATTGGGAGTCGTATCTGCGGGCTTCGCAAGACCTCCCAGGCCAACTCCGTACTCGACACCTGCAGCTGGCAGGGTTCCTGCGTAGACGGGCTGCTGCGTGGGCGAGATGTCGCCTGGAACAGTCGATGAAAGGTTGGGAATGAATCCCGAGGCGGGAAGACCACCTCCACCCACAACGACCTCGTCCTGATTGGGTGCGCCACCCGCATTGTCGTAGTTCAGACTGTACGACCCAAATGTGTGACCACCATCATTGATGGTGCCATCTGTGACTCCAATATTAGGAATGGAGTCGCCTGCACCGCCGTTACCATTTAGAGCTGAGATGCCCGCATTGGTCACAGCAACCTCTGTGTACTCGGTGTACAGAGGAGAGTATTTGAACGCAGCCTTCAGATTCGCATCTGTTCTGTGTCCAAGACCGCCAGTTCCTGGTGGCCCAAAGGCCACAACTGTCGCCTGCTTATGTGTTGGCATATCTTACACTCCTCTGCTTTACCTATCGTGATCAGAGAAGATCCACGATATCCTGCTCGATTCCGTTCTTCTTCTCGAGAACTAGACGAAGCTTGCTGCGAAGACGTTGCTCCATCAGCTTCATCTCCTTGAGATATTCAACCTTCTTGGCGAGCGTATGCGCCATCTCGTCTGCATCGACCTCACGCTCGTCAAGGCTCATAGCCTTTGTAGCCTTGGAGTTGTTGGTCGGCTTTGTCTTCTTGCCCATCTTGCCGCCCACTTTAGGAGCAGCAGGAGGACCTTGGTGTTTTGAGACAGCAGGGTCACTGTTCTTCTTGGCCTTCTTGGCTTTCGCCTCAAGAACAAGTTTCGCACGTTCTTCAGAGATGATTCGACGCAGGGTGTTGGCTGTGAGATTAACGACGTTTGACATGGAATAAGCCTCCAGTCGTAAATATCGTCAATTTTGATCTTAGCGCGATGGAGTCCCACCAAAAGCAATTGATGCCCAATTATGAGCTGATTCACCGAATAGCTCATGAACTTCTTTGTCTGCTGTGGCTAGCGAGATGGGATCAGCTGATGTCCCAGGCCTCATCTTTTCTGCTGTCGATTGCTCTTTAAGGGTCGTAGCAGCTGTGTCTGCAAAGATGGAGGACAGAACAGGATCAGAAGTGAGAATCTTCACAGCGTTGTTTGATCTCTGTTCTGACAAGTCTTGCCTGGGCACTGCAGGACGATCGAGGCTCATGCCACCCACAGTTTTGCGACGAGGAATTTCTTGCGACGAGAGTCTAGAAGTGTTCTCTCTAAGACTTGGCTGGGTAGGAAGTGACATCCTTGATGGCACAGAAGGCTTCGATCCCTCTGTAATGATCTCGACAAGGCATTCACGAATCAGTGACTTAAGATCTTCACGTGTCATTTGTTTTCCCAGCTGAGGATATCGTTAAAGATCCTGTTGACGCGATCTGACCTATTAAAGACGCGCTTGAGATCTGCTTCCATGATCTTACCTTCTCGCATCATGAACGCGCCCGGTGTAGAGGGCTCACTGACAAAGTCAAAGCAGATGAGCTGAAAGTCTTCTTGAACAACATCATGCTCACCCTGCTTTCTTGTAGAGCCTACACCTCGTGATGAGATTCCCAGTGTGACACCAGACTCAACGAGGCTCTGAAGTATCTTTCCGGAAGGCGTATTCAGAAGCTCTACTGAACCGTAGACAACACCGTTGTCCATTCTGGCAGATCGAATGATGTGAGATGCATTCTTGAGCTCAACAACTGACGCTGCAGGATGATCACACTCACCAAGCGCTCGGTTCTCTCGAATAAACTTCTGGTAGTTCTGAATCTCTCGAGTGAGGATGGGCAGCGGGTAGATTCGGCCATTCTGGTTGAGAGTATTAGCCTTCTGAAGGATGCCCTTCATGATGATCTTCCCGGAGTTCTCAGTGCGGGATTGCTCAACAAGCAGGGGAGTGTACTCAAACGGTATCCACTCAGTGAGAATTCTCTTGTCGCTCATGCCTCACCCTCTCTTATCTCTTGACTCAGCTTAGAAGCAGTGAGGAACTTGATGATGACACTATCATCAATCACTTCAGTGTCTAGTGACTCAAGTAAGCGTCGTATGTCACTTGACCTCGACGTGTTGTACTCATTACTCTCCCTGAGGACGTAGTCCTCAAGGTCATTGATTGCTTGCAGCTTGATTTCACTCATCGTCTTTCGCAGTGCTGTCTGATCTGATCCGGGAGGTGAGAAGATGTACTCTTTGATCACCTGGCGCTGCTTCTCTGTCATCACAGTTGCGAATTTAGTGTTCAGCTTTTCTGTCATAATGCTGACAACGAGCGAGTTCACATCGTTCTGCTTCTGCATGTCATCTTCAATCTTGTCAGGAAGCTTCATGCGGAGCATTGACTCAACGAGTTTTTTCTCGTATTCGAACAGCGAACCAATCTCAGACTCTTGTGATCGCCAGGAATTGAAGAGGACTTGAATCGTCGCATAGTCACGATATCGATCAAAATGCGTGTCATAAAAGTCCTGTCCTAACCTTCTATTGATCTCAGAAATGAGATGCCCTTTCTCTTTCTCGAGCTGGCCACGATTAGCTCTTCTTGCGGCATCTCTCGCCTCAGTTATGATTACTGCTGCAACGGGAGACGAGCTAATCTCGCAGTTCGCAAGCGCGTTAAAGAGACGGAACTCCTTGTAGAGCTCTGTTCCTTGACGAAAGTGCCTGCTGATGACGTCTAGACAAGCCTGCGCCCGCTTTTTGTCACCTTCAACGAGGCTAGCGGAGACACCTTTGAGCAGCAGCTCGTAGATGACTCCCGTGTTTCTTTTCTTGTTGTGTTGTCGTGAGGACATCTACTCCTGCTCCTCTCTTTTAGGTAGGCCAGCCTTAAGTGACCGCAAGGTAGCGTTCAAATCATTTGTAGAAATTGAAGTGTACTTTTTCACCACTTCATCAATGTCTCTCATAGACTCGTCGAGGCCCGGTGTAAGATCCCGAAGACTTGGAGAGTGATCTTTCTTCTCACCGTACGGGTGTGTTATTGCGTCTCTCTCATCGCCTGCATCGTGTCCAACTAGCTCCTTGTGATCAACAGAGGCACGAAGATTTCCTCCTGCTTTGCGACGCCCGGCGTTGTATCGCAGCCAGTAAGCGTGATCCTCTTGAGACTCACCCTTCTTTCTTGTCCTCGCTTTTCTTGCCTCGCTGAGAACAACAGGAAGATCACTGAGCCTGTTCACGCTTCGATCGATCATTCTCTGTGCTCTCACAGGTGAATCTTCATCACTGATGCTGAAGTCGAACTCGTCAAGCGCCTTGGGTGCTGGCTCACCTTCAGCCCCTTGATTCGCTGGAGGCTTCGGAGACGGAGTCGCGGGTGCACCAGACGCACCACCGGGAGATGCCTCAGGTGGAGGAGGAGGCATGGGAGGTGGCTCACCCATACCGCCACCGATCTCACCGCCCGTAGGCTCAGTAGGCTCAGGTGTGACACCACCGCCCTCTGACTCGGCCTGCACCTTCTCCAGCTCCATCTCACGGAGCTTGTCCTTGACGCGACCCTCCTCGATCAGCTCGATCTCTTCATCTGTGAGACCAAGAAGGTTCTTTCGCAGCCATCGCTTGTCGAAGTAGCCATCAGGCGCCTTGGAGACGATGTCGAAACGAGTGCCGTACAGGTCCAGCTTCTGCTG